TCATCATCTTCCACCAAAACAGTAGAAGATGCTTTTGAAGTTGCACCAATAATAGTTTCTCCATTTTCAAACTTACCAGTGGTTCCGCTTCCTGCCTCAAAAACTATTCTATCAAACTCATTGAGGTTTCCAAAGTTTGTTGCATTTAAAACAAGATAGTTTTTTGAAACAGTTTCTAATAGAATTTGATCAACCGTTCCAAGAATAGTCAATTCTCCAGATTCTAAAAACTTATAATAAGCTTCTAAGAACTGAACAAAGATAGGATGATCAGCCTGAATAAAATCAGGAACTTGGCCATCTATCAGTGGAGATATTTTTGTAGTTAGTGCGGAGTCAAAAGGCATTTTTAGTAACCTGAACTTCCAGAGGAACTAGAACTTGAAGAACTAGAACTAGATGTGCTACTACTACTACTACTACTGGTAGTACTGGTAGAAGCCGTTGTGGTTGTAGTTGCAGTTGTACTAGTTTCAACTGCTGCGGGTGCAGAACTAGTTCCTGTTACCGTTCTATTTGCAGGTGCGGCAATAAATGCAGCTGCACCGCCTTGATCACTTGTTGCAATAGAATCAATCTCACCTATTACAGTAGTGTTTACCAAATCAATTGAAAGTATTTGATTTCTTAATGCAACAATATCATAGGAATCTGGAACAACTGTCAATCTGATCTTACTTGACGCCACACCATCAACATTAGAAATAGCAGTAAATATTGTTGACGAAATGCTAACAGCTCCAGTAGTATAACTAATTGTACCGAGAGTGTTGTTTGTATAGGTTCTTGTTGCACCTACCAAATAATAACTCCGAACATTTCCCTTCCCGTCATCATCAAGAAACTGTTCATTACTATTTCCACTTATTTTAAATCCTGTAGAACCCAAGACACCACCAGAACTTGCATTGTGACCACTATGTGGATAATATAATTTATTGTTGTAATATAGATTGTATGAAGTTGCAACTGACAATACAGGTGTAAAGTATTTTGCAATTCTAGGAATAATTGTGCTACTCAAAATTGAGGTATCCGTATTATCAACTTGGCCAAGAATTTGTGAATGTCTAAACAATGCGTCAAACTTACCTAACTCTACAGTATCATAATTGCTAATTGATGTTCTAACTTCAGCAACCAAAGTGTCTTTTGTCTTAGTGGTTGCAGAAGAGTTATATTTAAAACTGGCTGTTAGTATTATGTATAGGTAGTCTGGATCAACAACAACTGGTGTAATTGAAGCAACTGTATATGGAGATAGTTCAGATACTAATGTTACTTTTTCTGAATTTGTCAAGTTAGTTCCTAAATTATTAGTTACTGATAAAAACACTTTACCATATTCTGGTGTTGATACAACTCCTAAACTTGAATCGAATGAACCATTCTCTCCCCCAAATACCTGTATGGATTTTGCGTTGGGATACAATTTTCTAACATATACTTTATAATCATTTGCAGTGACACACCTACCTTGAGCTGCATAATCCAATGGCGCAGCTAATTTGATTGAATCAATACTTTCGGCTGCAGCACCTCCATTTGCAGAAAGAATGGTTGAAACTGTAACATCCGTTACGGTATTGATTGCTGTTGAATTTGTAAATGCAAACGCACCGTTAGCCTCAGCAATATTTGTAACCACATAATTTAGAGTAACAATATTGCCATCTGACACTTTCTTACTAACAACTCCATCACCAAAATATATTTCAAAGAAACCGTCTTCTATCTCTTGTAAATAGTAAACCGAACTAGCACCTGTTAACTGTGTAATGTCTGTTGCCTTAGTATAGGTAAGAGTTGTTGAATCAGATGATGAGTTTTGAACTTTAACAATAAGTGTTCTTGTATCCGCCTTATTATCTGTTAATATAAATCGTTGATTTGTATCATTGACATCTACAGTATATCTTTGTGTTATATAAGTTCCCTCATAAATTGGGATATTACTAAACGTGATACCAGAGCCTGTTTGGGTTGAAGAATAATCTGATGTAGTAACAAACTGATATGTGATATTATCAATTACAGTTTCAAATACTTGACCAGCTTGCATAGTTGCTGTTCCAAGGGCTCGGTCATTTAATTTAATATCCACAGTTGCCTTGGGAGCATTGACAGATCGTGTTTCGTACCCTAAAGTCTTTGCATGGGACACAACACTAGAACGCAACGCTGCACTGTCAATGAACATTTCATTCGCCAACATGTTTGCATGAAAACCAAGATAGTGTGTGTTATACGCCAGAACGTCTAACAAAGCATTTATTCCCGAACCCTCAAAATCATAGTCAAGAAATTGATTTTGATTTTTCATAAAGGTCTTTAAATTATCCTTTACTGTATCAAAATCAAAACCAGTAATTTCCATTTTTGTGTTATCTGCCATTACCGTAGAACCTCCAGTGTTAAGGACAAGTCAACTGCCTCACTAGGCCCATTTAAAATAAAAAATCGTATAGAAACATCGTAAGTATTATTATCTAATAGTGGTCTTACACTTATCGTATCAATAGCTACACGAGGCTCATAGTTATTGATTACATCCTCAATTGCTTTTTTGACTGCGATAGACGTTAACGGCGTTACAAGTTCAAATAACAAATCACGAACACCGGAACCAATTTCTGGATGAAATGGTTTCTCATAAAAATTAGTTAATACAAGATTTCTCACAGAACGTTTAACCGCTGTTACATTTGTTAGTACATTTATATCATTGTCCCTTGATCGTTTAATAAAAAATAAATCTAAGTCACTATATGCCCGGGCAATAATAGGCGAATTATTAGTACTCTCAAAATCTTGAAATGCTGAGGGGTCTCTAAAATTTCCTGTTTTTTCTACGGTAGCCATTATTACTCCAAGCCTTTTTAATTATTTATAAAGCTTTACGAAAGATCATACAAGACCTTAGCCGGTATATAATCATTAGTTTCTGCATCGGCAACTTTTATCTCCGATATAACAGCATCAATATTTTCATACCAGTAGTTCAAAAACTTATGAACTCTTGGTATCTCTGGAACTACATCTCTAGTTTGCCATGTAAACTCTTGTAATATATTATTATAGTCCGGCATCCAGTATAGTATGTCAACCGTAACTATGCTCTTCCTACGCAAAATCATGGTCCTGCAAAGGTGTTTGCACTTCCAGTTGCAACAGATGTGCAACCAGAAATAGCGTCACCTATCCTTCCACAACCCTTTCCGTTTATAAAGACCGTTGTTGATCCTGTAGCTATAGGTGCAGCATGAACTGGACAAGGTGCTGGTGGTAAAAGATGTGGTGTATTGACATCACCCTGTCTTGATATACCTGTACCATTTACAATTACGTCAGGGCTTAACGCAGACCTTAGTGGCGTAGAACAGTGAGGTATATCTGCATCTACGCTGTTTCCTCTACAAATTGCAGGCATATTAAACTCCTACACCTTGTGTGAATGCTATAATAGATGGTCCAAAAATAGATATAGACCAGATAAGCAAACCCAAAGTTATAATAGATGCAAACATCCATTTGTTAGATGTCTTAGTTGTTGCCATCTTCAGCGCTAACATTTCATTTCCAAGTACTCTAATACTAACTTCAAAATCTTCGTTATCTGATTCACTCATATCCCTCTCCTCAACTACTTGCGTTATTCAGTCTCTCTCTAGTCATTAGAACTTGCAGTTTATGATTCCAAAGTTCAATCTCTCTATGTTCTTCTTCCGCATGACCATCACCACTAACGTGAGGCTCCATCATTGATTCGTGGTAGTGTTCAACAACATTTGTATCAGAAGCTGTTTCTAACACCAAATGATTTTCCGAAGAGGTAGTCCAGTTCTCTGGAACAATCCTGCCAGGAAATCCTGTACTACCACTTTCTAGTTGCATCTCATTATTATCAACCTGTGTTCCTAAGTCTGGTAAAAATTTGATAACATGTTTTAGTGTAGTTAAAGGAATCAAATCATAGTCATCATACACTACTGTTTCATTAGAGGAATTAATTATGGTAAATACATGTGCCATATTATAATCCTATGGGTTCAAGTTAATATTCGGACCACCAGTGATTGTAATATCACCACCAGAGGTGTGGGTCCACGTTGAGCCTGTAGTTCCCGCCCATGTCGTACCAATTGTGTAATTCCAAGAAGTTCCAGTTGTTAGATTAGTAGTTCCAACAATTTCTGTTTTCCTAAAGTCTTTACCCTTATCTGTGCCATATGTCTCCGTAACATTGCGTTGCACTGTATGGGTAAGCTTACCAACTACTGTATTATTATGAAAATGTTCATCTATCTTAGTTCCATAAGTCTCTGTTACGTTTCGCAATACCGTATCGTTGGTGCTACCTGTTACAAGTCTTGTATGAAAATGTTTATCTATATCTGTACCATATGTCTCAATTACATTCTTTTCTACTGTCTCTTCTCGTTCACCATGAATAAGTGTTACATGGTGATGACTGTCTAAGTTTGTTCCGTATGTCTCATGGACATTGCCCAAGACTGTCTCATACTTATTGCCGTCAACCTGTATATTCCAATCACCTTTGATATAGGTCTTACAGTTTGACTCGATGGTAAGGTTTACATCACCCTTGATATTAACAAAGTTGGTTCCAGCTATAATCTCGTAATCATTACCAACAACTCTAGTATGTTTATTACCGTCAGCATCAATCTCATAGAATGTGCCTGATGTGTGATACTCATGGATGCGTTCT